GAAACTTCATTGGAAAATGCAGTTATTCAAATCGCAGCTTGGACTGATGAGCGTGGTCTATTAATTGCAGCTAAACCTAAAAAACTTATCGTTCCACCAGCATTGCAATTCGTTGCAACTCGCTTATTGGAAACTGAGTTACGTGTTGGTACAGCTGACAATGATATCAATGCTATTAAGAACAATGGCTCTATCCCAGAAGGTTATACAATTAACCACTTCTTGACAGACACTAACGGTTGGTATTTAACAACTGATGTTCCTAATGGTATGAAACACTTCGTTCGTACTCCATTAAGCAATTCAATGGACGGTGACTTTGACACAGGTAATGTTCGCTATAAATCACGTGAACGTTATTCATTTGGTTGGTCAGATCCTTTAGGTATGTTCGGTTCACCAGGTGCTTAATTAAGCATTTGATGATGGAAAAGGCTATCTTCGGATGGCCTTTTTTATTTGCCAATCAATATAAAAATACTAGCGTTTACGGGCAAAAGTGTTGTAAAATAAACATATCCAGGCACATCCTGGTTTATTAGACTGTCCTGGCAGACGCATACAAAGACTAATAAGCCTAACTTTTTATGAAGGAAAAATCATGTCAAGAACCACATTCTCAGGCCCAGTCAAATCAGGCACTAATAGATATTCACCATACAAGAACGTTGGTACAACAGTAATCACACAACAAACTGCATTTACTTTTGATGCAACATTAGTTCAAAGCGTAACATTGTATGTTCCGTCAGGATCTAAAATTATTAACGTTTTTGTTGATGTTATTACAGCATACAATTCTGCTACTTCAGCTACTTTAACCATGGGTAAAACTGCTGCTGGCACAGAATATGTTTCAGGTGTAAATGTTAAAACAACAGCCCGTACAACTCCTACATTTACAACAACACAGTTAACTAATATGCAATCAACACCAGTTGATGTTTCAGCAGCTAACAGTCAGCAATCTTCTTCAGCTCTTGTTGTAACAGTAACATCAGTAGGTCAACCTACAGCTGGTACAGGTTTTGTTACAGTTGAATACGCTCAATCTGATGATCGTTCAACATTTGGTACACAATAATTAATCTAAGGGGAGTCCGCTCCCCTTTGTTTATAACTTAAGGAGATTAATTATGGCAATGCAATATGATGTTTCATCAGCACATTTAAATAGCAATGGTTTTGCTTTTATAGGCAGAAATCGTGTTAAAGGATTAGTAATTTCAAGCACTGCTACTGGCGGTACCGTTAATATATGGGACAGCCTAACAGCTCCAATCGCAGCTACGTATGCTCAATCTACCACCACAGTTACAGTTACTAAAGCATCTCACGGTCTTGTAACAGGCCAAAAAGTTGGAATTTCTTTTGTTGCTGCTAGTGGTGATTCTGCTACTAATGGTAACTACGCAATCACAGTTTTAAGTTCTAGCACATTTACTATTACCGATATAAACTCACGAACGATTGCAGCAAGTACTGCTTGCTCTTATGTAGCTAATCCTGCAACAGGTAATTCTACACAATGGCATGCTACTTTTGACACAGCTGCAGCAGCAGGGACTACAAACATAGTATTCCCAGGCGAAGGTCTCTTAATAGAAAATGCTTTGTATCTAGGCATGACTACAACAAACATTACAGCTGTAACAGCATTTTACGGATAGCATATGAGTAATGAACGTGAATTAGCAGAACACGGAGTAGAAATTAAACATATACAATCGGACGTAGATACTATTATGGAGGATATGGAACATTTAAAAGCCCGTCTTGATAGTATTGAAAAAACACTAGAAGAGATTAAAGGCGGTTGGAAAGTATTTATAGCGATTGCTACCGTTCTTTCTGGTATCATTAGTTGGATGGTAACTCACTGGTTAGGTAAGTAATGCCAAGTAAATCTAAAGCACAACATAATCTTATGGAAGCTGTAGCTCATAATTCTAAGTTTGCTAAAAAAGTAGGTATACCTCAATCAGTAGGTAAAGACTTTGCAAAAGCTGATAAAGGTAAGAAGTTTAAAAAAGGCGGTGTATCTTTAGCTATTGGCCGTGGTGAAAAATTACCCGTATCTCAAGGTGCTGGGTTAACTGCTAAAGGCCGTGCTAAATATAACGCTGCTACAGGATCTAATTTAAAGGCTCCACAACCACAAGGTGGTGCTCGTAAGAAGTCTTTCTGTGCAAGAATGTCTGGAATGCCTGGACCTATGAAAGATGAAAAAGGCAGACCTACTAGAAAAGCAGCTTCTCTTAAACGATGGAAATGTAACTAAGGAATTAATATGAAAAAGAAATCAACCAATCCAAAAATGGCTATGATGATGGGACGTGCAATGAGACGACCAGCATTAGCTGTAAACCCAGAAGTAGCTCAACCAGCTGTTAATCCAATGGCTGCTATGGCTGCTGCACCACAAGGAATGCCAGGCATGAAAAAAGGTGGAATGATGAAATCAGATATGAAAGAAGATACAAAAATGGACAAAGCTCAAGATAAAGTTATGATCAAAAAAGCTTTCGGTATGCATGATAAACAAGAGCATAAAGGCGAGCATACAGATTTATCTAAATTAAAAAAAGGTGGCATGGCGCCTGATGCAAGATCTATCAAAGAAGCAACAACTGCAGATAAAAATAGTAAATTTGGTGAGTCAGCAGTTCAAAAACGTGGCCATACACGTGGTACTAACTTAGGCGACTCTGGCAAAACATTAGCACCTAAACAAATGTGCAAGGGTGGTTATGCTAAGGGTGGCTCAGCTTCATCACGTGCTGATGGTATTGCTGTAAAAGGCAAAACTCGTGGAAAGATGTGCTAGGAGAATAACATGGCTGAAACTACGAGACAAAGAAAATTTAAAGAGTTTAATAAAGCTCAAGACAAACAAGATTATCAAAAAGAACTAAAAGATAGATATGATACAGGTACTACTGATGAAGATATTGCAGTTGCAAAACAAAAAGCGGCAGAAATGGCTAATATGATGAAACAACCTGCAGGTCAAGGTACTATGGGACCCATGCAAGGTATGAAAAAAGGTGGTAAAGCTAAACCAGTTAAAAAAATGGCTAAAGGTGGTACTGCTTCATCTCGTGCTGATGGTTGTTGCGTTAAAGGTAAAACTAAAGGAAGGATGATTTAATCATGGCTGAAAAGTGGATTCAAAAAGCAATTAAAAAACCAGGTGCATTAAAGTCAGCACTCGGTGTTAAAAAAGGTGAAAAGATTCCAGCAGGCAAACTAGCTAAAGCTGCAAAGAAACCAGGCGTTATGGGTAAAAGAGCTCGCTTAGCTGAAACATTAAAAGGATTAAAAAAATAATGAGAGCTTCTCGTGGTATGGGTGACATTGCTGCATCTAAAATGCCTAAGGGTAAAAAGAAAGCTCGTAGAGATAATACAGACTTTACTCAGTTTAAAGAAGGTGGCCCTGTAGGACTTTATGCAAATATAAATGCCAGAAAGAAAAAAGGCATCTCACGTCCTAAATCAAAGTCTACAATTACACCTAAAGCTTATGCAAATATGAAGGCAGGATTTCCTAAAGGGAAAAAATAATGGATAAAGCATTATTAATATTAAGTTTATTTAGTTTAAGCATACATTCTGCAGAGCTACCAAATGCTAAGTTAACACCAGGCGTTGCAAGATCAGTAACTTTGACAGAACTATGTACGACAAGTACAAGCTTAGTTAGAGACGTACCAGAGGCTTTAAAAAAAGACATATATCATAACTACGGACTTAATGGTAATGATCAAAGTATATGCAAAGAAGGCTATGAAATAGATCACTTAATTAGTCTAGAGTTGGGTGGTGCAAATGATGCTAAGAACTTATGGCCACAAAATTATTGTGGTAAAAACAATGCGCACGATAAAGACAAATTAGAAAATGAGCTTCATCGTAGAATATGCACTGGTAAAATAAATATTATAGATGCCCAAATGTGTATTAAAAATGATTGGGTTATGTGTTCTATAAAAACATTTAATAAATAGGAAAATAATGGCCACAACCACAGGAACCACCCTATTTAATCTAAACATGAATGACCTCATTGAAGAGGCATTTGAACGATGTGGTTTAGAATTAAGATCTGGTTATGATTTTAGAACTGCAAGACGAAGCCTTAATCTATTAACGATTGAATGGGCTAACCGTGGTATTAACCTTTGGACAATTGAAGAAGGTCAAATACAAATGGCTACAGGCCAGATTACTTATGCTCTTCCAGTAGATACTATTGACTTATTAAGTATG